CGGTAGGTTTACCCCCCTCGTTAAACCCTGCGTGCCTCAAAAGAGTGTCTGTTCTTTGCTTTAATTCATGCAGTGGGACATTGTCTTGCTCCCAATTATAAAATGTACTAGCGTCAAACATTGTTACGCTAGGGAACAGCTCTTTATGGGCTGTCGTCCCGGGCTCTAAATTTGTGTAAGTATTATAAGACATTAGAATTCTATGGTCCACCTAAAATCTAAGGTGAATTCGTTGGTTTTAGTGATATTAGCAAAAGCTCGATAAGCAATCATGTATAGTTCATCAGGGGTAGCTTGAGTAGGATTGTTGGAAAAGATAGCAACCTCACATAATGCACCCCCATGGATTGCGTCATCCACAATATTGCAAGCGCTATCATTAAGGACTAGCCTCCACATAACTTTCCTATCAGAAACCCGATGCACAAACGCATAAGGTACCTTGATAAAATCTTTGGTAAGAGTTGTACCTGCCGAGGTCATATAGGTCATCGAAGACACTTTAAGACCTATAGTGTTAACGTCCCCGTATTGAGTAGCAGGTATAGAGGACAGCAAATCTGCTCGTGATGAAACCTGAACTGTTGCGTTGTTTCGAATGTCTGCTGACGAGGCTCCAGTACCTATCTGCATCCAATTTGCTTGAAAGGAACTAACATCAACTCCAGCATCCGCTGCAAAAGCATGAGCAAGGTTAACCCCCATGCCACTAGTAATTACATTGTGGTCGCTGTAGTGAAGTTCCTCACTACCATCAGAATAGACCTTATAAACCTCTAAGTGTCCTTTAATATTGTTAACGTCGGTAAATCTCATCTTAAAATTTCAAGCTCCATATTATAGTCAGATATTTGGAATCTGGGTCCATTTGTAGTCCACCAGCAAAAAATATTTTCTTAGCAAACAAATCCCAATCTGGTTCAATGTAATCCTTCAGATTATATATGCTGTCTGTATACGGAGTGCCAGTTCCAGATACCAAGTATGGAGGGCCTCCATAGTTGGTATCTAGTTTTTTAGCCGACCGGGGCCTGTCAATAGTCCACAGTCCTGCGGACTCGATACCCCCTCCATAAAAATTGAGGTATTCAAACTCCTCCCTCGTGAGCGTTAGGCCATACTTAACAATTCTAGTATTAATATCACCCTCCAGCCCACTCTCAGGCATCGGTCCAGAAACGCACAATCCAGCACTAGTTTCAAAAATCCAATCATCTTTGTCTTCTCCCCCTATCAGGGAAGTTTGACCGACCTGTCGGTCTGCGTTATAGTTTCTAAGGATATGACCTTTCGGAGTAATAGTACTATACTGGTTAAGCGTGCCTGATATGCTGGACACAGTGCTGTTCCATTTATCAGCCTCGGCTCCGTTATATCCGAACGTTCCGGCAGAAAATACAATACCACTCCCTGGTAGGTAGGCTCCCAAACCTACCGCCTTTTCGTACGTTGGGATGTGCTCAGTAGTGCTGGCGTTGTAATCCCAAGCAGTGCCTGACGGGAAGAACTCAATCATGTTTTGAAAGTGGCCGTACTCCCCAGGAGTATTAGCCTCTGTCGGTAATTGCACCATAGAGTCTTGCTCTTGGGGGAAGTCAGGCATCACTGAACTTACAACATCCGGGTGGATAACTTCATATGCTTTAACATTCCCCAATGCATTTACAAAACCTGTAACTGTTGGTAGAATTCTTACGAGAACCCCTATCCTGGCACCCTCTGGAATTCCACCTGGGATTTTAAATTCAGGGGACACATAATCACGTGTAATGTCTTTCACGTATTGCATATTGCCGGCGGTTTTATTGTGGTTGTCCAACCCTACCCAACAACCCCCATCCCCTGCACCGTAATAGGTTCCGTTAGAACCAACGTTTCTATCTCCGTGAACCCATATCGTATTATCTCCCGTCCCAGACAGCCATAACAGGTGGTCTCCTTCCACTTTATCAAGAAAAACAGCAGCCGAAGCCTGGGCACCGTCATTAAGGTAATCAAAACTAAACGCATACCTCTTACTAGCTAACATTTTAAAATTCTCCAAGGTGTCGCAGTAAGAATGTATAGTGGCATGATAAGCGTCGGAATCTAAAGTCTTATAATCCCCCTGTTGTCCGCGAGTGCGAAGTGTAGTTAGGTCTGACTGTCCCCCACTAGCATAAGTCGCTACTTCAGGAGGTTGCGTAGAACGATTCTGGTAAAAATTATCGGGGTTCATGTAGGTGACGGTCTGGAATGCCGTCGTCCATCCGCCAGGAAAAGCTAGCCTGGGAGGGCTCACCTCAGGCTCCGAGGTCCATCCGGTAGTGTTAATAATATCTGGGCTATCATTAAATTGAGTTGCTACATCTGTTAATGTTACATTGTGAATTTCCACGTTTGTGCCCCCAGTATGGAACAATATTAACTCATAAACACTGTCCTCACATGCCATTCGCATGGAGGATGTAAGAAGTTCCCCATCACCTAAATATAACGAGCCGTAGGGCCGGTTCGAGAAGTCTGGGAGTTTAAACTTGTCCATTCCATAAATGGTAAAAGCTTGTTGGACATCACTAAGGCTTACGGTGGTTGCGAAACCACCTCCAAGTTCGTTCCACGTGGCAACCCCCGCACTAACATCTCTCCGAGGTCTATGGCCAGTTCTCGCGCCTGTATTTGAATCCCCGAAGACTTCAACGGAGGATAAAGAAGATGTTGCTGCCCAGTTGCCAGCCCCCTTATACACGTAATACGTGTTTAAAGGCTCCCTGAAAGGACTTGGTCCCGTGAGGGAAAAATTCTTTATAAATACAGTGCCTTTTGGCTCCACAGAATTTAAAACGTTACCATAAGACGTGTTGCCATGCGGGACATCCACATTAAAATCTGCATGGACAACAAACTCTACGTCTCGCGTGCCCCACTTCGTATGGTCTATGTGAAATTCGTTCTTGTTTTCCCCCAGCGGGCACATCGAATTAAAATCTTGGTTTCGAATATCAAACGAAACAGCTGCCTTGGTCCACCCATCAGGGTCCCCATCCAAGTCATGAATACTTACACTGTCCTTCGCGATATTCGGAAATTGTTCCGAACCATTAAATTTCTTGTGGTGGGAGCCTGGGAGAATCCTATGGCGGTACTCCGGCTTATCAACAAGGGTTTCGGAATCCCTTACAAGGTCCCACTTTCGAGTTTTAAAATTATACCAAAAAGCTTCCCCCGTATTGGATAACTGCCCGGTCGGAATCCTCATACCGAGATTCACAGGAGCAAAATATCCATATGGGTTGGTCTGCTGGGCCAGGAATGGGGCATCGCATATATGGCGAAGGTCCATCTCATACTTAAATCTTCCAGGGGGAAGACTCACATGCATGTTATGTGTATGGAGTGAGGATGGATGGGATTCAGAAGTAAAACGATACAGAGTGTTCCCTGAATCTACGCCAGATGCCGGTAAGTTCCATCTTACACATTTTTGATGGCGTTGAAATCTTAAATCAGATTGGGTTGCATCTCGAGTACCCGCGGGGCCAGGCATATTAAATATTAAAGAACTCAAACATGTGTCGACATTAAAATGTGAAAAATAAACATTCCCCGCATTGTACGCGGGTCCGAGCGTATAATATTTCGCATAATTAAAATTATAAGGGTCACTGAATCCTTTATGTACTAATGCAACTCCAAGGGATCCTGTACCTGCGTTGGACTTACCCTCTACGATTAAATTATAAACTTTTTTAGGGTCCAACCCTGTTATGGTTTGGGAAATGAAAGTATTCTTCTCGATTGATGACAAAGTGTACCAATTGGCAGGAGGGCTAGCCGGGGTTATAATATTTATCCCCGAAACAGGTCTTCCTTCGCAAGCGGAAACAGCTGTCGCGGAAGCAAAAGCTTCATGAACATTCCACCCTCTCCACTGACCTATATCTAAGTTCTTTAGGATTAACTTACCCCTAACCCAATTCGCATTTCCTGCATGCCCAATTATATCCAGCTTAAATTCGTCATTATAATAATCTAAAGGCATTTGAATATTTGTTTGGAGAGTTGTCGACGTGCCCATCGCAAGTCCCTCCCCGAGGAGTACAGGGGTTCCACTTCCCCCCCAAGAGTGGGCATCAAAACCTACCCCGGCAACAAAATTATAATATAAATCTCTTGTTACATTTTTACACCGAATTTTAACCCCCATCATTTCATCTGGAGTTACATCGGCAGAGGACACCGGAATAGCATCAAACTTAATCGTTAACGACCTCCAAGAATAAGGGTCACTTAAAAACCCCCTCTCAAATCGAGAACCTGAATGTGTATAATAGTTTGTCCACGCTTTTGGATATTTAAACCTTTTAGTAAGCTGCGCGGTCCCAGACCAATCAAACCCGAGAGCACATGAATTAAAACAGACTCCAATATTAGACTCATCTTGGTCTAAAACTCTTGGAGGAACCGCAGATGTACCATAGGAATCCACATTGTCTAAAGAAATCCACCCTACCAGGCAGGAAGGTTGTAAACTCTCCCACAAAGGATTCGCAGAAGTGTACAAAGGAGACTGGTGTTCCCACCCCCCTATCTGGTATACTCCCATAACTTTCAGCTCGTCGACATTTGCTTCGGAGTTTGGGGCCCTTAGGTTATAGGGAGAAAGGTCCTTGAAGCTTGTATTGGTTACTAATGACTCAATATCCTCAAAATTCGGATTCTTCAGAATTATATCATCCTGTGATTCCATCTTAAAGCTGTGGAGTCTCACTGTACCTTTTTGAAAATCAGTTGCCTGGGGTACCGTAATTCTAACTTTGTAATCAAAAAGCTCAACCCGTTTTCCCTCATCAACCCTATCAAATGCAGTTGTTATTGTAGTTTCAGTCAACTCTCCGGCGATAACCGAAGACGCGTATAAAAGGGTGCTGAGTTTGTCTTTATCAGACTCTTCATACTCATATACGAACCTGTCTAAACTAAAGTCCCAAACCTGTTCGCGCAAATCAACACTTAAAGAGTTATCCCGAGTGATTTTGTCCACCCGAACAACTTCAAGCTTTGCCGGCAGTTCCCCCTCAACTCCCAGACTTAGCTTATACTTAGTTTGTAAATGTAAATCTACAGGAATTTCAACAATAGCGTAATCCTGCCCTAACTTTTTCGTAAAAACTAGAGAGCCCCCATCCTCATCGGTTTTTGAAATACCAATGCGTCCGTATTCTAAAATATTAGAATCTAAAATCGAAGGTGGAAACTTTTTTCCGGGATGGGGCAGCTTTTTTGGTTTTGCAGGGGTTTTGTACAAGCCCCTACTCCCAAACGATGAGAAGTTCCAGTTCTCTCGATAAGGCAGCAAGCTGTAATACTTACCACTAACATCTAAATATTGATGTGCATCAGTAGACCCAGTACCGTCCAAATCGTTCTCTTTAACAACGGCATGCCTCGAATCTCGTTTAGCCATCGTTCTAGTACCAGCGCCTAAGGTCATGGATTGGATGGTATAGTTCGAAACTGACTGGTACACAGAACTCGCATCTGGAGTTGTGCCGTCTGAAAATTCATAAGGGACATGGGTAAAGATATCAACACAGGCTGTCTTCCCTCCATGAACTACCATGTTGGGGTCCTCATATATCTTGCCCCACCCATCCTCTTTGAGCTCAAAAATTTCTACAATTCCTTCCATAATGATATTTAGATTTCGTACACTGTAGCGGTACGTCCTCCACCCCCAACTCCAAACTGTGAGCCGGCGTCGTCAGCTTTTATGAAACGGCCACCTAAAGGGACCAGCATCTCGGACCTTCCGCCACCTCCGGTTCCCACATATGGGGACGAATCAGGATAGTACCTGGAATTAACTTTATAATCATCTACAATACTATTGAAGAACCTTAAAATTACCTCTGTGTCTTCTCTATCATAGTCGGTTGGATTAAATTCTGCGGTCGTAAGTTTATATAATTCCAAATCTTTACCGTAAACCTTATGAACATCAATCCTGGTCTCCTTGGTTTCTGGTGAAGTCCAAGGGGGTTTGACCTGGAAAAATTCAACATAATACCCGGTATCCTCGTTGTGGATGTTTTTATGGGTCCCCCCTAACCTTTTCCCATCTCCCCCTAAAGGGCCTCTCTGGTTTAATGTGTGGAACTGAAAAGTTAGCTTCTGCGGTTTTTTAGTTCCTGCTGGCAACGAAAAGAGTGCGCAATCATTTCTAGGCTCTAGAACATAGTGATGGGCTCCTATTGGGGTTAATTTCTTACTTTCTCTTGCACTGTGGGTTGCTCCGGTCATGTGCGTTACGGTTCCTGCCTTGTCGTGTCTATGGTACTTGCCTGAATAAGGAAGCCCAGTCTCAGAATACTGGAACTGTCCGGCGGGCGCATCCATATCATCCCTAGACCCAAACCCTAAGTACCCCTCGGTTAAATCTCTTGAGTACGCAGCTGCGTCAAGTACATCCCATCGTTTAGTTATAAAATTATAGACGTACTGACTTCCTTCGGTAGAATCATCTGCATTATTAATATCAGTACATACTCTAGCGCCTAGAATACCAGTTTTATAATCAAAATCTATCCCTGGGAACTGAAACCCTGTAGCTAATGCTTCTATAACAAATTCATATTTTGAGTCCGGGGTTAAGGCGTTGGACTCAACACTCATTTTTTCTTTTACAGAAAATTTTCTAAGCATCGACCGGTAGCCAGGTGCGCCGCCTGCGAAAGACAACCACATCTGGTAATTATCACTAGGGCTAGCATTTAATGGGATGGTAAAATTATTGGAAAGCGTTTCAAACCCATCCAACGCACCGTTGACTGTGGTCGCATGTTGAGCCTCGGCGAGGCCACCCGCAATGAAGCTAGCACCATCCCATATTTTATTCGATGTGGTGTTTAAAATACCCATGCTCCACTTTAAGCCAGCTCCATCGGAGCTACACTCTAGACTTGCAGTATAGGTCTTGCCTGGGATAAACCCTTTACGTATAGGTTGAACGGGAACCTTGTCGATGCTTCCTGCCCCAATTAAAGGTTCAATTGGAGTTGCAATATTGGGAGACATATCATTTTTCCAAGTTGGTGTGTTAGTGTAGGACTTTGCGACGAGATTGTTATTCCCACTCGTATCCTTCCAAACTGTTATAGTCCCTAAAGATCCACCAAGAACAGTAAACCAACCCGGGGCTCTAGCGTAGTCCAACAACTCCCAGTTCTTAACATCTTCACGCGAAGGGCGGACTGTCGCAAGCTGGGAGGGGTCCGCTGCTTTAAATCTTGGGTTTGATATAAATTCTTTATTTTGTAGTAAAGGAAATCTAAATTTTAAGCAATCCTCGTATGACCGGTTTCCTCCTCGTGACAATAGAGAGATACAATCTGTGTCTTGTCGTGTTTGCCGAAATGTCGTGTACTCATCGTTTAATACGGCAAAAGATTTCCCCGCAACACTAGTGGTAACTTGGACACCTGAAAGCAGGGACGCGTTTGAATACTGAGGTTTTGTGGACAGTCTATCGAAATCCGACTTCCAGGAATGCAACCCCTCCTCGGAAATTAAACCAAAACTCTCAATTAGTTGTTTTACGCCGCTGGAATTGTAAAAGGTGTTTGCGTGTATGCCATGACCCCCAATGATATTTTTATACTCAGGTCGGGTAGCCATATTATCATCAACCCCCGGCGCGTGGCCAGGTGTGTGGGATTGGGCTGTATCCGCAGTGCCATCCAGTAGGCTACCCCGAACTGGGACATCTCCATTCTCTAGAAGGGGGCCATAAATATGATACATTGCGCTGTACCCACTATCGTCCAGCCGGTTCATAAACTGATTCTTGTACTTTCTAAATAGGGTGTGCACGCCTATGCCGAATTCCCGATTAAGTAAATCCTCATGGTTAAAATTCAACAAAGCTCTATCATTGGTGGCTTTGTACCTTTTAATAATGATATCCACAATTTGACGGTTAATTTCAAACAGCCTATGTCTTTCCTCAGCACCCCACCCACTACAATCTATGGCGTACTTCACGGGAGCTCTGAAAGGGTAGCTGGCTGAAGCCCCGATGCCTGTTTCTGTAGGCAGATACCTGGGGTGGGTGTAGCCAGCCCTACCCGCTTTAATCTGGTTCGAGGCGTCAAATATTCTAGAGGATACAGGAAGATAGCTTTGTGAAGAAAAGTTCCACCCTTTAGGTACAAACGATGAAGTTATCATGGAACTAAATAAATACCCATGTTCCCCCGCTGATGCTGCAGTTATCAGAGTGTCTCCCCACGTATAATTAAAGAAGAAATCCATCGAATGGGGGCTGTTTCTCCCATTCCTAGAGAAAAATCTACCAGGAAGGTTGTACCTTAAGTTTCTAGCTCTAGACGCAAACCTGGTGTTGTTGCCAAGGCTGCCGGTGGTATCCCAAAACGTGGCGCTGGGGTCGGGTAGGTACCTTCCCTCTTGCCAGTCTCCCGCACTTACTTGCCCATCGCGGACGGGCATCCTGAACCCTGCGGTGAATACATCGTTAATAATATTTGTGGCAGGGTCTTGCTTGGAGTAATCCCCCTGGAGACAAAGAGAGCCAGAAGGTAAGTACCCACCTGTACCCCACGGGCCTCCTCCACCGTCATCCATACTTTTAGTAATGACTGTGTTAATCATTACCCTAAGAGGGACAAAATCCCTAAACACTTGATGGAGCATTCTCAGATTTTCTAAAGTAAGTTTAGAATAATCTTTTTGGGACATATTCACATCCTCAGCGTTGATATCCAAAACCATAACAGAGGATTTCCTATTCCAATAATCACTTAGATTGGTCGCGTCCTCAAACGTTCCTGACCTGAGAGGGAGAGAACTTACGTTAGGGGGGACAGCTAAGGCTGACGTAAGAAATTTAAATCTTTGCCTATCTCCAGGCATGGGTGGGATTTGGTCCAATCCTAAATTCTCTTTACAAAAATCTACAACGTAGGCGGCAGCCTCCTCGGTCATGCTCAAGCCCCCATGAAGTTTATCAGTAGCTAGAATAGAAGACACACTAGAGAGCGCGTCCAACGTGATATAGGAATCAGAGTAAAACCTATCCTTCTCCCACGGAGGTATTTTTACAGTTTTTCCACGGTGCTCAAACCCTTTCGCGGAATTAGGATTTTCCTGTATTTCTTTCCACATATCAGACTGTTTCCAGTGTTTTCCATTAATGTGGATTAATTTATGTTGGTTGTCCAGATACTCGAGCAGAAAATCGACGACAAATCGACAGTTATTATCCATGTCATTTGGGTCATAATTAACAGTTACGCTGCTATTGTTTTTCCACCATGCCGTCCATTGCCTAGCCTCTTCCCCTGTTGCCGAAGTTAAAAATGATTCGGTCTTTACCAAATAATATAAAATATTCGGGAGGTAAGACTCCCAAGTCTCAGTCAGCCCACTCGTTGGGTAGAATACATCCCTATCAAAGATATACTCAACTACAGCATCTAAGCCAGAAGCAGTACCTTTCATACGATAAGCATTGACGGCATTCCTCAGCTGTTGGCGCCATTCGGTTGAATCGGAACCAATAAGCTTCCACCCTACCATGGCAGCCAAATAATCTAAGAACTGGGCGGGGCATTTATCAATATCAATTAAATCTTGGAGGGAATCAACGACGTGATTCAAGTCATAAGACGCATACCCCAAAGCCCTCAAAAACTTTGATAGAGACCCACTATTTGCAAACCTAGTAGGAATAAGAGTAGACGATAAAAATACTTCGACACTATCCTTTACGAAAGGAGAGTCGTCCATATTTGTGTTTGTCCATAAACCCAGAGAAGATTTATATGCGTCCAATAACTGAGTTCCAGATAAGTATGTTTGAGAAGAGACTTCTGCCGTGCTTGATAAAAACTCAGCAGGCATGACATTATGTGCAGCTAAAGTCGAATACCCAAACTCTCTGTTCTTCCAGACATACTCAAAATACGTCGCCAAGCAATCTTCCTCGGTAACTGTTTCCCCTTTGAAAATCTTATCAATCCATAGACTTGATACGGACAAGGAGCTCAGCTCTACGTGGTCGGCATCTTTATCTGCGAGTGGGACGGGTCCCGAGCAGTTTAAAAAGTATAAAAGACCTAACTTCTCTACAAGTTTATTGTGCGCTAAAGAAACCGTACTTACTTCAGGGTAGAGTCCTGATACCCCCGGAACAGAGTCACCATCCCCAAAAACCCACAGTCGAAATGCGTCACTCTTATACTGGTCCTCCCCATTTAAAATAATAGCGCTGAGGACACTAGACGTCAGTACAGTTTCGAAATCGGAAGATGCAGTATAATCTGCTATCTCAAGCCCTAAAGGAGCAAAGACATAATCATTTATATCTCGAGAAGTAACCCTGGTTAGTTTATTAGCGGGCACAAACCTGGCCTGTAGTTCTACTACAGAAAGTCCACTAACGGGGAAAACCGAGCTCGCGGTACTGACTAACCTTAAGTAGTGAGCTAAAACCTTGTAGGAAAGCTCTTCTTCAACTCCATGATTTAAATCCTCCCTGTCTAAATATAGAGAGGGGACTAAGGGGACTATGTGGTCTATGTAGTTGTGCTTTTGAATACTCATTAGATGAGGTCCATCGTGATTTCAAAGTTGTTTAGTTGGATAATTTCGTTTATGTTTGCAGTAATATCTCCCGGGAAATTATCTACTTTAAAATACCTAACCCCCGATACCTCATGCATATGGTTCTGCAGTCTGGAAAGAGACAACGATTCACCAAACTCCCGATTTGCGACATCAAAATAAGAAAGTAGACCATCTACAGCACGTTGCTTAATTGCAGCCTGTTGGTACTTATCGTCTGCGTCAATCATGACGGTACAGTTTAGGTCTAAGGTTCGTAAGACACCATCCACAAGGGTAACTTCATCCGTCATCATTTTCATGTTATTTAAATGGGATAACAACTCTGATTTATATATTAAAGAACATCTCTCCAATTGAAGTTGCGAAGCTTTGGCCAAGCAGTAAATATCAATATTGTTGGCACCTGCTCCGTTATCCCTTAATACTGCCATAGCCTTTCCCATAACCCCATTCGAGCAAATGAAAGAATTAGCTTCCGCGGTATAATCTTCACCGGTAACACATCTCTGCTGTGCTTTAAAAACATGAGGGTAGTACTTCTTCGCATGCGCCGGGGACTCTGAGTTTCTTCCCCCCGTAGCAGTAGTGTTGTTAAAAAACCTGATTTGGGCAGTACTTCCTGAATCCTTCGTACAGGTAAGGTAATTATCGATGATTTTACGCGCTACATTTCCACGTTCCCCTCCTCCCTTTCTATAAAAGATTTTAACATCAGTTCCAGCAGTGGGCCTTGCGCCTTTAGTTCCATTTCCAAACGTAAGAGTTGCCTTGTAAACCTCGTCATATTTCTTCTCAAAAACAGTCTGGGTTGAGGAGGCTAAAAATAATGAATTTGTTTCTTGCCAGAGACGTCCATCAGAAGAAGATACCATAATACTCCCCTCAACAACAGGACCCCCTGATAAAGTCAGGGAAAAACTGTCGTCAGTGGTTGGAAACACCCGTGACTCCTCAATTAATTCGCCTTCCATCAAATAAAAGTTTCCATAAGTATAAGTGCCGTCTACAACATCAAATTCTAAATCCTCCACACCACTGGCATCAAAGACAATTGTGCCATCGGTATTTCCCCTGTAAAGGGTATAATGGATGGCCTTACCGTCTTTGTCCTGAGTTCCTATAATACTCCGATTTGCTTTAGGGATAACGACTCTTTTTGGGCTACCTTCAAAAAACCCTGTGGGCAGGGTTGCAACCGCTTCCGCTTTAGACGCTGTGGGGCCTTTTAAGTCTACACCTAGAAGTTGCAAAAGTTTTCTCAAATTTGTGGTGCTTCTAACAGTACTTAAGTATGTTTCATTAGCTAAAAAATCAGCTTTTAAAGACACGACACTTGCAAGGTATGCGAATAGTTCCACAAACATAACACCCATATCAGACTCGGAAAAGTTAGTAAACTCATCAGGGTATACCGCCCTAACATAGTTTAGTAATGCTTGTTTGTAAGAAGAAAAGTCTGTTAAGGAATAGTCAATAAATGACGGCTTTTCTGATTCCGGAATCGCCGCGTAGCGGAGATAATCAGACTCAACCGTGCCTGCGAAAGCAGACACATTATATAAAGGATTAGTGGGAAATGACATGTTTAAAAGGCGAGGTTAATATGTTCAGTAGAAAGTGCATCCTCTTTTAACGCTACAGTTAACGAAATAAGAACTTTAGAATTCTCAGTAAAACCTACAATCTCTTCGGTAGCGACCGAAAAATACACAGTGTCATCGATGATATCTACAGACAGGTGTTTAATATCTACACGAGGTTCGTAGGTAGCAATAGCACGACTAATAGTATTTTCTATGTCTTGTTTTAAGTAAGAATCTAGTTCCTCAAACACAGCTAAATGAAGGTTTGTACCGTAATCCGGAAGCATAACCCTATCTCCTTTTTTCGTGCTAAGTAAATCAATTAAATTTCTTTTTACCAGCTGGACACCGTACTGCTTGGAAAACACTCCCCCCGCATTCACAGGGGATAACCCTGAGTTTAACCCCGTCAACTGCTCAGTAATCCCTAACGGGACATATTTAACAGTGTATGCTTCTGCGTTTCCTAGTGTCATTATCTATATGTTTCTATGTTTTTGAAATATCCCTTTTGGGCGTCGTAATTAATTTTAACCTCTTTAGTATCTAGAGCTTTGGAGTACAATTTAAAACTTCCTAAAAACCCATCCAGCCCACTTCTAGGAATCTTTCGAGAGGAACCTGTGTTACTTTGGCCTCCAATACCCGGAATATGTTGCCCTATAAACCCCCCGTAAATGTCGCTACTTAATAATCTACCTGATACAATTTTATACTGGTCATTGGTGTTGAACCCTAAGAACCCCAAAGGGGTAGTAGCCCCAGGTCGATTTACAGCCGGACCAATCATGTCCGAGTATCCTCCACCAAGAATCCAAGGTGTAAAGATTGGGTATCGAGGAAGTCCGTTAGAAGTATACCCTTCGGCTAAATTCTCAGAATTAGTATCTTCCGAAACCCAACTACCACGGGAGTCCCTTCGTGGATTGATTGGTCCAGGAAAATTTAAAGGAGCTCCAGGCTCAGTATTAAAAGCCTCAGATATAGAGGAAGTTGCCAACAAGTTCCCGTCAACATAGACGTAAGCCTTGTCTTGACTGTAGTTAAAGGACACTACATAGTGGCAGAATTCTGTATCACAGCTGGAGCACGACTGTCCAGTGCTTGTAGAAGCAGTTACAGGAATTTTAATTCCAAGCTCCGTACCGGAAGTCGTATTACCATGACGAGAAGGAGAAGCAAGAACAGCCCCCTCATCTGCGTCTTTAATATCTTTTTCTTGAATAGCAATGCTATGGTCCCACTCCCAACCATCCTGGGCACCTATCAAAGAGTTCTGTCCAACTGTAGGTAGGATTACAAACTCTAACTGACCGTCGCTACCCGCTGGGTAAGGTCCGCCAATTGCGGCCCCGGAAACGTCCTTATCCCTAAACCCTATGACCATCCCTCGAACGGGACCACGGTCATCAGTTTCTACAGCAGCTGTAATAAAGTTGCCTGCCTCCGGGTCGTTTCCACTATTTTCACAAGCCGCTACAATCCTATATCTGTGGTGTGCGGTAAGTCCAGCAGAAACATCAGGAATGTGAGTCCAAAAATCCATGGCCCAACCATCCTTTCCATATGTAAGACCATTGACACGCTCACCGGCAGAATAAAGCTCTCCATCCTTAATGTTGTTAGGGAGTCTAATATAGCAGCCTCCTTCATTATTGTGAACATCTGATATATCAACGGGCCTATAGTAAATTCCAAACCTGGTCTCGGGATTGTAAATCGCTCCTCTCAAAAAAGGAATAGAAACACCAGATGGAAAAGCATGCGCGGTTGAAGAAGCAACAAATTTACCGTTCAGCGCCCGAGAGCCCTCAGCAAAATTATCCAACTCATATAAATGTGAGTTAGGAGCTACAACATCGGGCTTCAAGAAGTTATAACAAACCTCCAAACCCTCCGTAACCAAGGAATCCCCAATGCTTTTAAAAGTGGCTCCAGTGCCAGACACTCCTCCTCGAGACTTAACAAAATCTCCAGTTGGAATATCGTCTACACTAAAATCTTTTAAATAAATAGTGTCCAGGAGTGGGTTGCCTTTCACAAACATAGGCTCTACCGGGTCTACAATACTAGCCACATCTTCTGAAATAACAATTCGTTTTTGTGTTTTTAAATTAGGAATTATGCCCGTACCTTTCAAATATGAAAAATCATTTAAAGGAGCTCTCTCTAACCTCTTACGAACTCGTACTTTACCCTCCTCCATGTCCACTACAACATCTCCAATCCGGACTACACCGTCGTTAAGGTCAAAGGGAAAATCACTCCCATTTGCTTTATACCCATTCGTAACCAATAGATGAGTACGTTCAGCATTAGTTAACGTTTTAATAATCACATCCGGACCTAATTTATGGTCACTGGTTGTGATTTCAATGCCCCCAAATAACCCGAACAGCTGGAGTTGTTTTTTGCGCTTAACAATCTTACTTTCATAAGCATCACTAATGGCAGTCTGGGAACGCCTATAGTTAACCACTGTTGGGCTATCTTCAGCAAATCCAGTTTCTACAAGTTCAGTCACTTGAGCTTCGATTTGGGTGTGGTGCAAGTTTCTATCTCGGACATACGCCTGTAGCACCTCGTCCATTTCAAGCAGGCGACTTACATTTTCCTCAGGGTCATCCGCAGAAAAATCAATAGCAAAGATTGTTTCAGAGATAAGATTAAAATCTTCTAGTGTTACAGCTTGACCTCGACCTCCCAAATATGGACTATTGCGCAGCGTCCAGCTGTTCGAAGCCATAGCAATATCTTCCGTTAAGGGAATTCCTCCCCTTCTAGAATCATAATAAAGACCGTCTTCCGATAAAATAAATTTACCTTCAGTCGATACCGGAGGTCCATACACTAAATCGAACATAGAGGTATCCTCCGGAGACTCCTCTTCCTGGTCTTTCATTTGGGCGTTGATAGATGCTCGAAATGCTTTGTTCTTTCTGTACGGTTTAATCACAGACCTTTCTACCAACTGCTCGTACTGAGCAATAGACTCCATTTCACCTTCCGAGAGAGTGGAGCCTTGAAACAGTGCATCGTAATTTAGCTTGGGCTCCTCAGCTGCCCCTTCAGCTCGGTCTTGCAGAATCCTATGAATATACTCAACCTGCTGGGATACTGCATCGACATCGGCTCTTAACCTTACAAACGCAGAGTAGACCCTCCGGATTTTATTATTTGCGAAGGTATTCTTAAATTGATTAGGTTGTGGAAATTGTTGGTAAAGTTCAGTTCTTGCCTGCTGAATCGCTTGAGCTATGTCCCCCTCTGGTGCGCCGGAGCGGAATACATCATTACCTGAATTTAGCAACAACGACATAGTATCAATTGAGCTCTTAATTGCTGCTAATTTATTTTGTGATTTCTCATCGCCAATCTTTCCAGAATTGGGAGATTGATACAATCTTTTATTCCCGGCTCTATTAACCTGTTGATGTTGTCCAGTTAATCTAACAAGTCTCGCACGAGCATTACCCATTCTTCGTGACAGACGACCTAACTCAATAGTTAATACATTAGACATCGCTGTTAAAGCGGTGCTATTAAAAAGTCGTAGCGTAGTTTCTGATAACATCTATTTATCCATTTATATTTACAAACTTGCCAGAGACAACCACATGTTTACACGAAGTTTTACTGCCAACCGTGGCAACCCTCTGACCCCCAACTCTAACAAAGCGCTGGGCGTGACATATAGCCCATTCCCCTGCCATATGTAGGCACGGAGCAGGAGGAGCAGGAGGAGGGGGAGGGGGAGCTCCGCCTCCATCCGGGGGAACCGTGTCTCCCGGACCTTTGTACCCCCCTGCTCCTCCTGCTCCAGCACCTTCACCAGGGAGGCATGGGTGTGTAGTCCCTTGGGAACCTACATGAGCAATAGGTTTCCCTTCAACCCTACAAAAATCTTTTCCTTGGGTTACAACGCCATTGTCTGCGTTTAACTTACTTCCTACAGTTGCTATTGCACTCATCTTATAATTTCCAGGGTAACCACTGGCTCTATTTTATTTAGCTTAGTAACCTCTGTTTTAACAGGTTCCAGACTTCCTTTCGATTTAAGGGGGTTGGTATTACCGAAAAGCGCAGCTCCCATTTCAACAATAGGGCTGCCAGTTGTTCCTTTTGCTACCGCCGGGACACCGGCTTTAAGGCTGGAATTTCCCATGGAACCTGTAGTTATGCCCTCAGGAAGTACTGGAGAGGGAGGGGTTTTGTCCACACCCAAAGGTAAGTAAACATCCTCCGGAACTACTAATTCTATCTCTACCCTTGGAACAATAATGAACGAGGTTAAAAGGGTCATATCCTTTGCCACCTCCCTGAGGCATTATGATATTGATATCTCTTCCCAGTCTGAGAGGTTATTTGGTATCCACCTTCCTGCTCGTAATACCCCTCATAATAGACCGTCAATGTTTGGCGGGCCATTGCTGCAAGCGGTGAGCCTCCTAGAGAATTTTCACGGCAAACAGCCACAATAGCCTCCCCATCTTTTAGACCTGGCTGGGAGTTGTGAGCTAACCTCACCGCTGTAAAATTCCTAGTGTCGAAGAACGTCTCCACAAAATCAAGAGCGGACGTTCCACTTGCGACACTATTCATCGTATTTACCGGGAGTTCATTAGAGCTCGCATAAATAGGAATCCTGTAATACAGGGGTTCGTAAAACCCATTACTCCTCATTTTATAAATATCATAAACAGCTTTCTCAGCAGCGTTATATTCAGAAGCATATAACTGCAATTTTGTAATAGTTAAATCCCCTTTACCTGACTGATACTCCCGCTGTTCCACTGTTTGAACTTTTGCATATTCCGCATTTTGAACAAGTGTTATAAAATCTCCCGCGGACGTTGTAATTTCCCCTGAGCTTGGTTCGTAAGCACTTCCTGTTAATTTAATCCTAGTAAAATTAGCCTCCATGGGAAGTAAAGTAGATTCATAATCGAAGGTAGTTATAATAACAGGGTCTGTACTTGATTTTTTACTTGTGGAAATTGGACCCAAAGCCTCATTATATAAAGCGATGTACTGTAAAGCCCCATTAACCTTTTGCCCCTCATGGTAATAGGTTTCTATAGCAGATGTATACGTCGAGTTATCCTTTAAAAAAGCACCAGAGACCTGGTTCAATCCGTGGGTATCAGCCTGAGTTGCGGACAAATCCATATACAATTGCATCCCTATAGGAAGCACAAAAGGGTCCACCGTAGTAATGTGGTAAAAAGTATTTAATCCGCTTTGGGAATCCTTTTTGCTGTTTTCTTCCCCATAAACTGGAGGTGCCCCAGAAATAGCTTGGGAGCTTGGGGTAAAACCTAAAAACTCATGACAGTGATAATATTGTATATCATTCGCAATTGTCCTAACCCCACGAGGACCTATAGTTCCATGGAGGGGAACTACATCATCTGCAGCAGGACCTACAAATACGTCTGTAGTAAACACGATTGGTAATGTGTAAACAGTCTCCTTATCCAAAATTGCAGCTGGGTCGTGTCCAGACACATAAACGGTATAATACATTTGAGGAAGAATATCAAAATCATCAGGGTTAACCTCTGGGTAGATTTTAAAATTACTTATTTGGACCTCGCGGGAAGAATTATTAGTTATTAATTGCCTACGCGAGGGAACCTCATTAGCAGGAAAGCCTAAGTCTAAAGTGTACATTATAATCCGTAGTAATCTAC